TAAGGAAGTAAAACCCACGGAAAAACAACTCAAGTATCTAAAAGACCTTGGATACGATGAGAAGGTGAAAACCAAAATGGAGGCAAGTGAATTAATTAGCAAATTAAAGGCCAAGAAACAGCAGGGTGGAGTCCACCCCGAATGATGAAGCCCTTTATATATGATTGAGAACAGGAAAGAATACAACAGGAGTTGATACAATGATTAGACTACGAATTTTGAATGAAACAGGCCATACAGATTTAATGCTCGCTTCATCTGAAGTGATTGAGCAAATTGGCGACCATCCGACCCATTGGGTTTTTATTGATGGAGAAATGGTTGCTAGAGAAAGTATTGCAGGAATCAACTGGGACACCGTTCAATCGGTGGACTTGACCCCCGCAATTGTTGGAGGGAATTACTGAAAGTAATTCCTTTCTGTTCTCAATCGCCCACAATCGGGGGAGTCGCTAGTTATATTAACTGGCGGCTTCCCCTTTTTTGAGTGATGGAAGCCGATTTACTCAATTTTATTCACGAAGATGCCCTCAAATTAATGCTTGATTTGAAGGGCTGGCGATACGCCAAAAACGCAATACTGCTTAACGGTTTAGCAGTTGTGAAGCCCGATTTTTACCCACCCCGTCATATCCTTGCGACGGGTCGGAAGGGCTACATTTATGCCGAGGGACAAACTCGGATTGACTACGCAGGGCAAGTGTTTGTTTCTGTTGAAGATTTATTCACAACACACGGAAAAGAAGCGATTCTTGATTTTAAGAATTGGTCTTTTGTGGAAGAAAAAGAATGGGTCTTAACAGATGGTCAAACACCGTTTATCTTTAGTTTTACAACTTTAGATGCCTTGCCAAAAAGGACAAAATACAGGTGTTGAAAAATGAAACAAGAACAAAACATTAAGATTCTATCAGATATTACGGTGCATATGAAATACGCTAAATTTAGCGAGGAAAAATCCAGACGAGAGACTTGGGATGAAATCGTTGAAAGAAATATGCAAATGCACATTAAGACTTATCCACAACTAAAAGAAGAAATTATAGATGTTTATACTCACTTTGTAAAAACAAAGAAAGTATTGCCCTCTATGCGTTCAATGCAATTTGGTGGTAAGCCTATTGAGATTAGCCCAAACCGTGTGTATAATTGTGCTTATATGCCAATTGATACTCATGTTGCTTTTAGTGAGGCTATGTTTCTGTTGTTAGGAGGAACAGGAGTCGGATATTCTGTTCAGCGACATCATGTAGAGTTGATGTCTCCTATTCAGCAACCTAACCCAAATCGCCAAAGACGCTATTTAGTTAATGATTCAATAGAAGGTTGGGCTGATGCAGTTAAAATTCTAATGGAATGTTATACTGGTATTAGAACATCTACTCCTACTTTTGATTATTCAGATATTAGGCCAAAAGGTTCTCTTTTGAAAACTTCTGGTGGAAAAGCACCCGGCCCACAACCATTGAGAGAATGTCTTGTTAAAATTGAAGGTATGCTTCAAAACATTCCTAATGGCTCTATGTTGAAGCCAATTCAAGCACACGATATTATGTGTCATATTGCCGATGCAGTTCTTAGTGGAGGCATTCGTCGTGCGGCTATGATTAGCCTATTTTCAGCAGACGACCATGAAATGATTGCTTGTAAATCTGGTAATTGGTGGGAAAATAATGCTCAAAGAGGTAGAGCAAACAATTCAGCAGTATTGCTACGACACCGGGTTAAAAAACCCTTCTTTATGGATTTGTGGAACAGAATTAAGGCATCTGGTTCTGGAGAACCCGGAATTTATTTCAATAATGATAAAGATTGGGGAACAAACCCGTGTTGTGAAATTGCTTTGCGCCCTTATCAGTTTTGTAATCTTACTGAAGTAAATGCTTCAAATGTAATTGACCAAGCCGATTTAGAATCAAGAGTTTCAGCCGCCGCTTTCCTCGGAACACTTCAAGCAGGATATACGGACTTCCATTATCTTCGTGAGGTTTGGCGAAAGAATACAGAAAAGGATGCTTTGCTTGGCGTTTCTATGACTGGTATCGCTTCAAATATTGTTGAGCATTTAGATTTAGAGATGGCCGCTTATGAAGTTAAAAAGGAGAATGAGCGTGTTGCTAAATTGATTGGTATTAATCCTGCTTCACGAACAACCTGCGTTAAACCTGCTGGAACTACTTCTCTCGTTCTTGGAACATCAAGTGGTATTCATGCTTGGCACAACGATTACTATATTCGCAGAATTAGAGTAGGTAAAAATGAAGCCATTTATGACTATTTGGTTCGTAATCATCCTGAATTGGTTGAAGATGAATTCTTTAATCCAATTGAACAGGCAGTTATCAGTATTCCTCAAAAGGCTCCCGAAGGAGCAATCACACGCCACGAATCAGTATTTGATTTGTTAGAGCGAGTCAAGAACTTTAGTATTCGTTGGGTCGGTGCTGGTCATAATGATGGTTTAAACACTCACAATGTTTCAGCGACTATTTCTATCAAAGAAGATGAATGGGAAAAGGTTGCGGAATGGATGTGGATTAATCGGCATTACTACAACGGTTTATCAGTTTTACCTTATGATGGTGGTTCTTATACTCAAGCACCATTTGAAGACTGTGATGCTGAAATGTTTAAAGAACTTAGCAGAACTTTAACTCAAGTTGATTTGTCTAAAGTTGTTGAAACTCAAGACAATACTGACCTTTCAGGTGAATTAGCCTGTGCTGGTGGTGCTTGTGAAATCTAGGTGGGAATATGACAACGCTTTTTAATTCCTATAAGGAATGTGAAAGTGTAATTATCCAAATGTGCAATTATAATGATAATATTAATCTTGATAAATTGACTATGGCTATTAATGTCTGTCAATCTCTTCAAGATGATAAAGAAAAAATATGGAGACTTTCTCAAACCTTTCTCAAGACTCTCTGGAATAACGACGAAGCCATACGCACAGGTTTTCATAAGTATTTTAAAGAAGAAGCAGAAAAAATAAAACAAATGTTAGATTATCATGAAAAAGAATGCCCTAAACATAATTGTAAAGTGTGCATTCACGAAAAAAATATCAAAGAAAAGATGGTGAAAATATATGAAAGAAAAAGACCCAAAATATATTCTCAATAAGAGAAAAAATAAACAGGTTGCTACTCGGTGTAGAGTCTGTGGAAATCAGTTGCTACTAGCAGAAGAAATAGAAAAAGAAATTCACAATTATTGTGATAATGATAATAAAAATATGTATGTGATGTGAAAATATGGCGAAAATTCAAATTTCAAAACCCGATGATAGCCGTTCATATAATAGAACTGAGATTCATTGTGAGACTTTTAACTTTAAAGATACGAATATTAGCCCAGATAGGTCAAAGAAAGACCCTATTCTAGCAGGTATTGAAGGTTTTTGGAGAAATTATCTCTCTCCCAAAAGAACAAGATATTACAAAAGGACTGGCTTTCAACCTACATTTAACCATTTAGTTAAAATTGGTTCCTGTCCTGTCTTACTTTCTCGTTCAGGTATTCGTTATGAGATTAATGGTAAAGTTGCTAATTTGGCAGATATTATTTCTGCATTGGCTCGTTTGACATATAAATCTTGTTTTGAAAAAGACCCTGCTAAGTTGTTGCTCACTTTGTATGCAACGCTGAATCTTCCTGCCGATGTAAAGTATTGTCTTGAAAATCGTATTCCTTATTTCTTTTATGATTTCAATGAGAGTCGTGAAAGAATTGAGGTTCGTCTTAACTGTCAGCAGATTGGCGATAAAGAAATCGCAGTTGAGATTAGTGATGGTATTTGGGGAACAATGACTGTCCGAGAATTAAATACTTTCTGTAATTTCTATTTGCATGGAAAGAAAGTGGGTTCTTGGGTAAATATTAGTCCTGATGAACTTTATTATCGTTTAATGGATGAAGATGCTTCGGAGTCAAGTATGAAGGTGATGAGAGCCTTCCTTGCACAAAACCGAACACAGGATATTGTTGAGCAACGAGCAATTGAGTTAGTTCAAGAACTTCTAAACCAATATCCTGATAGACTTAAGGCCACCTATGAGCCAAACGGCGACCTTTCTTCTCTTTATGTGAAGGGTCAAGACTATGATTGGAAGATTACTGACACTAAGTTCAAGTCTGAAGTTCAGATGGTTTCAACCTATGTCTGGCAACCAATTTCAAAAAGTGAGCCAGATAACTTAGATTGGAGAGGGCCAATCTGTATTGATAACATGGCGAAAGGTTCTTCGCTTGGCGACCAATTCGCCGCAAGAGCGTTAGCCTTATTAAATGACTCTTTTACCACACAAATTGTAAGCACTATCCGACGCTACCTTGTCGGAGATAAGAATGAAAATAGGATTGATTTTAATGAAATTGAAATGTGAAGAATGTGGAAGCCGAGATAACGAATTTGACGAATCTCTTGGAGAAACCGTCTGTTCTAATTGTGGTCTTGTTCTTGATGTTGAAATCTTTGAACAGACTACTTTAGGCATTAAAGGTGGTGAAGCCACCCATACCGCCAATCTGGGATTGTTTAATCGTGGATTAGGCTCATCAATTGGTGGTAATATCAAAAATATTAGGTCTCATGTAGTAAAGAAAACAGTTAATTCTGTTCTACCTACATATGTTATGGATGGTTTGCATAACTGCAATATGGTTTTTGCACCGTTTAGTCATCTTCTAAATCAAGAAGAAATGCATAAACTTTACCTTGATTTATTTAATAAAGGCATATTTTCAACAAGCGACACCTATGAAACAAGGGCAGTATCTATTGTGTATTTTATGCTATTGAATCAAGGTATGCCGCATACCTTTGAAGAGGTTGCTTTAGATTTATCTTCAGAAATACCGAAAGCAAAAAAGGTTGTAAAGAAGATAAAGAAACATGTAGGGTTTAGACCTGTGCGTGAGAACCAACACTTTCTTTTAGATAGAGTTCTTTCTAAGTTAAATGCTGGAAACGACTTCAACAAGGAAGCGGTCAAGACGATGGAATATTTTGAAACTATTCTTGAAGCAAATGACTATAACAAAACAGTTAATCACTATGAATGTATTTGTTGGATTACCGCAAATGCGATTCTTTCGCATACAGAAATCTCACAAAAATACATTTGTGAAAAGACAAACAGAAAAAGAGATAGTTTAATGAAAAACACTAAAACCCTGTTATCCTATCTCAATATGACTAAAGTCAAAGAAATTAGGGGGAAAAAATTATGGTAAAAAACAAAAAAGAATATAATTGGGAAATAAATCGTGCAGTAACTAAGTGCGATAAATGTGGAAGAGACATGACTCGCAAAGAATCAAGGCTTTGGGTAAATAATGGTGAAGTGTATGCTATGCACCAAAACTGTTTGCCCCGAAAGGTTAAACTTGAACGAGGATATGTTGAGGTGAAACAATGACATTTATCAAGGAATGGAATAGCGTTGCGAAAAAGGTCTATAAGAACGCCGTCAATCATGGTTTCTGGAAAGAAGAACCAAATGACGGAGAACGCATGGCTTTGATTCATGCTGAAATTAGCGAAGCACTTGAAGCCTTGCGTGAAGGTAATCCTTCTTCATCAAAAATTATGGAGTTTAGCAACCTTGAAGAAGAATTAGCCGATGCAGTAATTCGTATTATGGATTATGCGTTTGGTAAAGATTTAGATATTGCAGGAGCAATTCTAGCAAAAATAGAATATAACGAAAGCCGTGAATTTATGCATGGTAAAACATTTTAAGGTGAATAAGATGTGTGAACACGATTGGAAACAGACAGACAGTTATGCTGATACCTTTTGGGAAGGATATGGCGTTGATGCTGTAAAATTTGAAGAATTAGTAATTGAATACACTTGCACAAAATGTGGGGCAATTAAGGAGGAATAAATATGGAATATAAAAAAGAATTAGAAGAGGCTAATCGTAAAACTCTTGAAGAATTACGAACAGATTGTCCTTTTTGTGTAGAAAAGGTCAAAGAATTTATGCAAGAGTCTGATTTAATGATTATGTCAATGTCCGACCCTGTTGCGGCATTGGATTATATTCTAACCTTTAATTGGGATTGTCCTGTTTGTGAGAAAAATGTAAAACCTAACGATATTCTTCCTCTTTCTAAAGAGGAAGCCGAAGTTGAGAAGTATGAGAATATGGGGCATTTAGTTGTCTGGCATTCTGAATATGACGCATATCTAAACTATACTCTTGAAAAGAAGGTTGGAGTGGAAGATTGTGGGGATGAAAATTGTGAGTTTTGTTCTCTAGAAATTGATTGGAAAAAGATTAAGGAGGAATATGAATGAGAAAAGTATTAGTAATTGGAGCAGGTGGAATTGGAAGTTTTCTAATTCCACTTTTAGATAAAGTAGGGCTTTATGATATAACTGTGGCTGACCCAGATTCAGTTGAAGGTAAGAATATACCTTATCAAAACTTTAATCTAGGCCATGTAAGTCGTAATAAAGCAGCAATTATGGCGGAAAACTATGATTCTATCAGTGTTGGTAGTGAATACCCTATTTTGACCAAGAAGCAAATGCAAGGGTATGACCTTGTGATTTGTTGTGTTGATAACTTGAGTGTGAGGCGAACCTTATACAACACAAGTATTAAATGGTTAGACCTACGAGCGCAGGGTAGAAATGCCGCCCTTGTGTCGCACAAGGCCGACCCAAAAATGTATGATATGCTCTTAGCAGGTGAAGAAGGTTCATTCAGTTGTCAAGGAGATTCATGGGATGGAACAAATAAAGGAGTTCATTTTATGCAAGTCGCAATTGCAGGATTAGGAGCACAATGGACGCAAAGGTTCTTCAACGGAGAAGAAGTAAAAGAATACACCGTATTAAATATGTAAGGAGGAATAAATAATGCCAAAATATACACCAGAAGAAGTAGCCACGCTTGTTGTAATGAGAAGTGGAGGTAGCAGTTATAAAGAAATTAACGAGGTTCTTGCCGCAAAGTTTGGTAATGACCGAAAGCCCGAAACCTTGAGTGCGAAATACAATTCTATTATTTCGTCGGAAGATAAGAATAAGGTCAGTCAAAACTTGAGAGTCCAAACAATTAATAGCGAAAAGAACTGGCGTAGCGAAAATGCTACCCGTCGTCAATTGAGAACTTTGGCGGCTCTTACTTCTCCCGAAGCAACTCTTGGAGAAAGAATGATTTTAGCAGATTCTTTTGAACAGAAGGGAATGACTAAAGGCGAAGCATCTGATTTGATTCAAATCAATATGAACAAAGAAAAGCCCAAGAAACCAAAGTCAAAGAAGGCTGAAACGAAGAAAAACAATAAACAAAGGCCAAAGAAGGATGAACGCTTCGTTAGGAAGAGTTCTAATTATTGGACTCCCGCACAAACTATTCTTTTGTTTCAACTTTTTACTTCTGGAAAGAAGTGGAAGCAGGTTGCTGAGGTTTTAGGTAGAAGTGAAACGGCTTGTATTCAAAAGAAAGCACAAATGGTAAGAGATGGAGTTTGGGAAGATATGCAAATTGCTCAAGCGAAGGTTTCTCTTGAGGAAAAGGAAAAACCAACCGAAATTGAAGTCTTTGTTGAAAAGCATGGAAACCCACGAACACGCCACATCACAAAAGATGAGAAGAAAATGCTTCTTAAGATTGATGAAAAGTTAAAGAACACGATTCAAAATGAACTTGATAGAAAGAAAGAAGAAGAGTCTTACGAGACTTCTTGGACTCATTCTCAAGATATGAACATCTTGGTGAATTTCTATGAAATGTCAATTGATGAAGTTAGAGAAGCATTTGCACGACCTTTCTGGGTAGTGGCTCAAAGGCTTGAAATGCTCTTTGACTCCACAGAACCAGAGCATATTGCTATGCTTATGGAGGCTTCGGACATTGTTTTGAAGCGTAAGAGTCCACGAACCGAGAAGCCCCAAAAGCCCTCAAGAAAAGAGCGCAGGGCGGCGAAGAAGGCCAATAAGCGAGCCGCTAAGGTTGCTCGCCTTGAGGCCAAAATGGAACGAAAGTTGAACCGACTACGAGGTGAATAAACATGGGAAGAATTAAAGATAAAATGATTAAAGATGGTAATGATGATGGTGATGATATTTATGACCATTATCAAATTGAACAAGCAGAACTGGAGTATTTCCGACAGAAGGCGATGAATGATATTAAGACTCACTATGAGATTCTTTTGAATCAACAGTTGCGTTCTTGTGCTGGCCCAAGAGAAAAACTAGAAGGTGTTGCTATGCATCATTTAGAATTTCACGAAAGTATTTGGCGAGCATCTACGGAAACCTTGCCTAATCTTGAAGTGCAGGTTGTAATTGATGCAAAGAACAATTGTTTCGTTTCAACAGGAGGTCCGGGTTTTGTTGATTTCTTTGAGCCTCCAATTGGTATGAGTCTTCCTATTCGTTGCTGGATTCATACTCATCCGTTTGGAGCCGCATACTTTAGCGGAACGGACATTCGGACTGTTTCTATTTGGGAGCCAAATATGGAATGTGCCTATGTTCTTGGAGACAATCAGTATGGTTTTTGGGAGAACGAATCTAATCCTAAACAATTAGAAATCTATGTGAATAATGAAGAGCATAAAATCCAAACATGGGGTGAAGAAGAATGAAGAATAATATTTCAACTGGACAAAATTTTAAATCAATCAAAAGTGGTCTAAGCACAGCCGCTAAATATCCAGACAGGCCAATGCAAGAACCCGAAAAGATTTCTTTGTTGGATAGAGCAGAACGACACGCAAATGCTCATCCTAATGATAAAAATAAACCAAGAGAAAATAAAGGCGTTCAATGGCGAAAGAAGAACGAAAAGCGAACCGAGCGAGAGAAGCGTCTTGAAGAGTTTTACAAAACTCATGTTTATACTTGGGTTTCTCACGATAGGCGAGCATGGGTCGCTATTCCACCAATGGGGGAAGAAGAATGATTGCTATTGGTGATTATGTTTTGATTAATATCCCGCCTACAGTTATTTCGGGGATTCATGTAAAGAATGACGGATATGGTATTTGCATTTCTGCACCAAGTCTTCCACATATTGAAGGAAAGAGAGTTATGTTTGATTCAGACCAAAAATACCATGAGTATGAAGATAATGTGATTATTCATAAGAATCACCTTTTACTGTGTTTGGAGGAAGAATGATGTGTGGTGCTATTTCAACAAAATGTGAGACTGAAAACTGTGAGCGTTTTACCAAAGAAGTTTATTGTTCTCAATGTGAAGCAAATATGGCGCATCTTACGGGGGTCTAAAAATGATTATTCAAGGAAAAGAAGTAAAAGAAAAACTACTACAAGGAATTAATTTAGTTGCTGATACAGTTAAACCAACATTGGGGCCACAGGCGAAAACAGTTATTTTACAAGGTAATCCTCCAGTTGTGATTAATGACGGCGTAACGATTACCAAGTATGTTTCCCATGAAGACCCTTATGTTCAAATGGGAGTTCAATTGGTTCAAAATCTAGCAAGTAAAGCCCAAGAAGGTTCAGGTGATGGGACTACAACGGCTTGTATTCTTGCACAGGCTTTTTGTAATGAATTGTTTAATAGTGAAGATAATATGACAGCACATGACTTTAACCTGTTAATGGAGAACCTTCGCCAACAAACGATTAATTTCTTGGATAATATTTCCATGACTGTTGAAGATTCAGATATTCTAAATGTTGCTACAATTGCGGCAAACAATGACGCTTCTCTTGGTCATTTGATTCAAGAAGCGTTTAATACGGTTGGTCGTGATGGTGTTATCACCGTTGAAGAATCTAACAACTATACTACAAAATTGATTCTCCGAGAGGGAATGGAAGTTCCCGAAGGATATATCAGTCATTTAATGTGCAACACCGAAAGCGGCAAGGTTGAATTTGAAAATCCATTGATTTTCTTATCCAATATTCCTTTCCGTTCTTTTAAGGATTTGTTGCCAATGCTTGAGTATTCTTCGCAGAACGGAAGACCTCTGTTGATTCTTTGTAAAGGTATGGAAAGTTCAGCATTAAACAACCTATTGATGAATCTAATCAATAAGACTGTGGAGTGTGCGGCTATTCTTGCACCTAACTTCGGTGATGCACAAATTGATGAATTGGCTGATATTCAAGCAATTGTTGGTGGAAAGGTATTCAACCATGAAAGCAAAGACAATCCTCAACAGTTTGTTGTTTCTGACTTTGGAACCTGTGAGAAGGTTATAATCAGCAAAGAGAATACTACCTTTGTGGGTGGAGAAGGAAACGCTGATGAAAGAATTGCTACTCTTAAAGAAACATTGAGCGAAATGAAAGGATATGATGCGGCACGAATTAAGTCTCGTATTACCCGTCTTAAGGGCGGTGTTGCTACAATCAAAGTTGGTGCTTCTTCATCAATTGAAATGCGAGAAAAGAAAGAGCGACTTGATGATGCCCTTAATGCAACAAAAGCGGCTCTTGAAGAAGGTATTGTTGTTGGTGGTGGAGTTCCATTCATTCGTCTTGCTCATGTTATTGATGCACCAGATTGGTTTAGAAAGTCTGTCGTTAAGCCTTATCGTGTTCTTTTAGATAATGCAAATTATACTGAACAGACCCGTGTTGTTGCTTTTGAAATTGAAAAGACAGTTGATGGAACGAATCCTAATTGGGGATTCAATGCTGTTTCATGTCAGCATGAAGATTTGTTTAAGGCTGGAGTCTTTGACCCTGTTAAGGTTTCTAAGAACAGTTTCTTAGCGGCATTGTCAATTGCTCAGTTGTTTTACTCAACAGATGTTGCAGTATTAGTGGAGGAATAAATATGGTGGACGCTTTAAATCTTTTATTAGATAATGAAATTGTAAGAATGACTGTTGTTTATGCTGATGGTACACTAGATATTTTAATTAGACAAAAAAATGGAACATTTAGTGTAGAAAGGAGGAACCGTTGATGGAATGCCCTAACTGTAAAAGAAATATCATTCCTCATTTTGGTGGGTATCATATCCGAAGATACGGTATGTGTCAAGATTGTTGGGAAACTAAAAATAAGGGGGCTAAGAAGTGAAGAAAGCGATAACTGTCGTTTTACCTGCACCACATAAGGCTCAAATCAGATGCCCTGTCTGTGAAGGAAATAAATGTAGAGTCTGTAATTTTACAGGTTCATTAAAGATTGATGTTGAACCAAGAATCCCTATTCAAAGAACGCACATCATCAAGTATATTGCTGAGAATATCCAAACAGTAGCAAATGAATTAACTAAAAAGTATGGATTAAACCCTGAAGTTAATACTGTTGAAGTGCTAGAATTGAATGATGGTCAATATGAAGTTGTTCAAGTATCTTCTCTTGGTGGTGTTTGTTGGATTGTTAATCGTCTTGATGAGTTAGATACTCCAAGATATTTCACATCAAAGCAAGAATTAGACAGATTCAAACAGGGGTGGATGAATTGACAGATGAATTAGAAGTAAAAGGAACAATTGTTCGGAACGCAAACCAAGATTGTAAAATCAAGATGGGTAAGTATTGGAACATAGAAGTAGTGGACATTCGTTGGTATAACAGCGATAAGCCCACAAACAAAGGCATACGCCTAAATAGAAAAGAAGCAAAAACATTATTAGATATTTTAAGGAGGGAACTCAATGACGGAGAGAACTAAGATAAGTGAATTACAAGCAAAGAAAGCAGTAAGAAAAGCCAACCCTGAAAGACAATGGGGCAACTCTCATGGTCAGTCTCTAACAAAGTTTAGAGCAAAGGCTGGAGAATTGGTAGATTTATTTGCTTTATACATTGAACAAAGAATGCCTGTTCCACCGAATAGTGGAAGAGGTTGCCGTGTGCAATTGCCTCATGTTGAAATGGCGTTTGGAAGAATGTATCAGGCTATGAGACAATTTATGGATGATGAACTTAGTGCGAAGAAAGGAGAGGAAGAAGAATGATTAACCATGATTATGACAGACTGATGAAATGGCTCTATGAAAGAGATAAAGAAGTTTTTAACGATTGGGTTGTCTTCTGTAAAGAACAAAGTGCAGAACACAAAAAGAAGGCTTCTAAAGATAATAGAATGCTTGAATACTGTCTTACTAGGTATAAGGAAACATTCCCAGATACCCCACAACATATTGTAAGTGCCATTGATTTAATCAGCCATGAAAAGGATTTACCTTATGAAGATAAGATGCCCGCCATTCGTGCTTTGTTGCATGAAAGAGGCGGAAGAATCTTTAGAGGTAGTGGTAATTATTGGGGTCAATGGAAGAGAGAATTTGAAGAATTGGAGGAAGAAGAATGAATGAACTATACAACACAACCGTTGATGATAAAGCATTTGAAGAATGGGCGAAAGAGATGAAGGGGTTAATTCCTAATGATTTGAATCTTGACCACTTTAATCAAGGATACGCTGAATTAGCAGAAGGGGCTAATTATTTAGCAAGAGCCAGTTTTGTTTGTTATTGGGAAATCTCAATGAACAACAGCCTTGCTAGATTAGCACCAGCAATTACTCAAGCAACCCTTATTCACATGATGCACCGTTTTATTGAACAAGAGCAAATTGAAGAAGCGCAAGTCGTTTCACAACTTATGATTAATTTCTTGCGGCTTCTTCAAGCACTGGGCGGTGCAAATAATGAAGAAGAGTGAATGGAACTATCTGGCGAAAGCCATGTGGGAATATTCAGAAAAAAACGAAGGTAAAATCAGTCGCCTTCTAAAAGAACTGATAAAATTAATACACAACAATATGGAGATGATTGAAAATGACATGGGAGAATATGAGCAGAATGCTGCAAGCAACAGACCAATTGACACCGACTCAACAGATAAGTCGTATTTCACGGGACTTGGAAACATTTACGACGGAGAAAAGTAGTCCTTCTTTGGTTTTGCAGATTCTTGACAAAGATAAACTTGAAGCAAACAGTCTTGGATTAGCAAAGGCAAAAAAATGGATGGCTAAGATTTTTGGTATCTTTGATGATGAAATTGATGGATTGATGCATGCACACGACGATTTGGGCGAAGCAATTTATCATCTTGATTCATCAGCAGAAAAACAACGAAACTTTTCTGTCCAGTATGTTCACCGACTACTGAACATGAATTGTGGAAAGATTGATTCTAATGAATTTGAAATGATTGAGGAATCAATTTTGGCTATGTCTGCAAACGCACGACGCTGGTTCATTCGGTATATGCTTAGAACGCCACGAAACGGAATCAATGAAGGAACAGTTGCGAAGATTATCGCCAAGCATTACAATAAGAAGCAAGCAGATGTAAAGAAACATTTGAACTTCAATTCTATTGAGGTGGTTTGTTATCACTATAATGCCGGTTCTAATCCTCCATGCAATCTAACTTATGGAAAATTCATAAAACCAATGCTTGCTAAGGAAGTTCCGATGGATAAGTGGCCGACTAATTTTGTTGTTGATTACAAATACGATGGAAACCGATACCAGATTCATATTGATGGCGACAAAACTATGATTTTTAATCGTAAAGGTAAAATTGTAACCCGGCAATTCCCCGATGTTGTTGAATTGGTTCAAGACTATGATATTGAAAACGCTATTCTTGATGGTGAAATCTATCCTATCTTGGAAAATGGCGCACCTGCACCTCATAAGCAAATGGGAACAAGGGTTCATTCAAAGAATATTCAAGAGGCTATGGAACGAGTCAAGGTTGAATGGGTCATTTTTGATTGTCTCATGTTGAACAACGAAACAGTCATGGATTTGTCATATACGGAACGATTGGAGAAGATGAAAGACCTGCCGAATCAAGCACACCGAATCACTGAGGGCGACATTATGGCCTTTTACCATGAAGCAATCAACGAAGGGTTTGAAGGAATCATCGTTAAAGATGCAAGCCAATCTTACCAATCAGGAAAACGCTCCGTTTTCTGGGCTAAATATAAACCTCCGCAGATTAATCTTGATGTTGTTATCCTCTCCGCAAAATACGGGGAAGGTAAGCGGTCAAATGTTTTCGGCACTTACGAATTAGGCGTGAGGGCTAATAATGGTTATCACAGCGTCGGATGGTGTGGAACAGGCTTCTCGGATAGCGATTTAATCAACCTCACCAATACGCTACGGCGTAATGTTGAATCCTTTGATAACGGGCGATTCTTTGTTTCGCCTGTTGTTGTTCTTGAAGTTAAGGCAGATTTGGTTAGTAGAGATTTTAATAACGATATTGGGCTTAGATTCCCAAGATGTATTCGTATTCGTGATGATAAGTTTGTTGCGGATATCAATACCTTAGAAGATGTGGAGAGATTGGAATGAAATGGGATAAATTAACTGATGAAGAACAAGAACAAATTCTTGCAGACTTGCGAAAGAAATGGCCTCGTTTCAAAAACACTCACCCTCGCCAACTTTGGAAAGGAAAATCAACCACTAATGGTTGGAGAGAATACGAATTAGAAGACTTTATTCTTCGCATGGATAAAGGTCTTTTTCTTTCTTGGCGTGAGTTTAAGCGGGAATATGAAAACCAAAGGTTTGAAGAACTTGAGGAAAACATTAACAATTCTATTTTTTGGAAAAACTATGGGGAAAAATTCCCAGATGTGCTTCAAATGATTTCGGAAATCGTTTTCTCTCGGAGAATGAATTTTGAAAAGACTCAAAAATTTATTCGTCTTATGTTAAAACATTTCCGTCCAGACGGGTGGCCTATTAGAAGAGGTGAAGAAGAATGAGTAAATCAGATGCAAAAGCAAGAGCAAACCATATTGCAGACCAAACGGGTAAAGTTAGAAAAATTACAGACATGAGTTTGAAACAGGTAAATAATCATCTATCTACTATTTCTAGAAGAATTAAATGGGACAGTAAAATACTCATTCATTTGTATGAGCGAAGGTCGCAATTGATGGGAGAGCCTATTGAGCCTAGAAAGAATCAACGCAAGATAGCAGAGTGGATTGGTATCAAAAACATAAAACCTGAAAATGAACAGAGGTATAAACAATTGATTTTGTTATGTCTTAATATGTTTGATAGCGGTAAGGCTGACCTTCCCGTGATTGAAGCAATTTTGCGGCAGGTGATGGAAGAATGATTCAACAGGGAGATATGACAATTATTGGGACAACAACTTACCGTTGTTTGAAAATTGAAGACGGTATGGCTCACTTGAAGAACATTCTGCATGAACAAGGCAGACCAAAGATTGTTGAGCAGAAATACTGTCCTTATATTTTAGATGGAAAGGTTATTGTTCCAGAGAAGCCAAAACCAAAACCAATTCCACGAACAACTAAAATAAATGTGACTCAACTTATTAAAGACACAACTGATTTAACTGTATCTAATGATGCAAAGTATTTTATTAGTGAATGGGTTGAAACGGCTATATCTAATATGGTTAGCAACGCTGAGGAAAATGCTTTAATGATGGGACACTCTCGCCTTACTGCCGCACACTTCTTTTGGCTTGAGACAAATACCGCACCTAATGGTTATTGGCCTGAAAACAAAGAATACATGAATGAGAGTGAATAAAATGGTCAATGACCCAGTGTTGCAAGAACTGGTTAATAAATATGACCATGTGTTTAATCTTAATTTTCTTGTATATGGAGATTTGAAAGATGAAGAAGCCTCTCTTTTAACTAAAGGGTTAATTGTTATGATTTCATCTCAATTGACAACCTCACAACATGGAGAGGCAATATTGTTGTTTGACCCAATCTCTGAAGAAACTGCGGTTCTTCATGGAACATTCCAAGGAACAAGCCTAAATGTTATTTATGCTTCTTCTGTTGAGGTTGAAAAAGAAATTTTAACTCTAGTTGAAGAAACGATATTAGATGGATTAAAATATCTAAGATACAAAGCAGACTTTCAAGGAATAACAAGGAGCGTTTCTCATGTATAGTAAAGATATGCTCATTGGTATTCTTCTTGGTCTTTCTAAAATGGATTTTATTTTAGAAAGAAGTTCTGCCTCTAAAATGGGATATATTGTCAGATTGAGTTTATCTCTAAGAGCAGATGAAAAGTTCCTACTCGGTGTTAAGAGAAGCCTATTACAACATGAAATTACCTCTTCTTACAAAGAAAAGGAAAGTAAAACACGACCAAGACCTATTCTTAAAATAGGTGGGATAAAGAATCTATACAAGATAGTTGAAATGACACCGAATCTTCCAGATGCAAAAGACGAATGGACAGTATTTAGGGAAGTAGTGCATTTGGTTTCTCATGGAGAACACCGTAATGCAGAAGGATTAGAAAGAATATTTGAATTAAAAGGGGTAATTTAATGGGATTAACCAATTACAATAAAGAAAGACCAATACTACTTACAGGAAAACACGGAACAGGTAAATCAACAAAAGCAAAGACTTTTGTAAATGACCCTATCGTGATGTATGCAAATGATATTGACTTTGATGTAGGTTCCTTTCCGATTGAAAGGGGCATCATCATTGAAGATGTTCATTACAAACCTGATAAAGAAGCAATTCTTGATATTCTTCGCAGATACAGAGGTCAAATAGTTTTAACTTCTATTGACCAAAAATCTGTGCCGAAAAATATCATAGCGATGTGTAAAATCAAAAGAGCAGGAAGCAACAACTTTCTTCGTAATCAAGTGCAAACTATGGCTCCACATTCAGAGCCTCCCTTCTCTTACGAAAGGGACACTTATTCTCTTTGTTATGAATATTTGAAGGAGAGTAATCGTGATTTGATTAAAGACTTGCTTTTGTTCAATAAACCAGCCGATACGCAGATTCTATCTTGGTTGGCGGAAAATATGCACCCAAACAGGCTAATTTTTGTTGATGGTGTAGTCAAAAGGCGTTGGAGTCAGCGATACTTCTATGAAATGCTGGCGTATTCACATCAAGGAAACATGGTAGGTCGGTTAAATATGCCGAGAAGGAGACAGTATTCTAAAATACCATTTCTTTCTCGCAAGTTAGGTGTCAAAAATCCTGTTATATTGAATCAGTTATTAAAAGACCCAGAATTTAAAGAATGGGCAAAGAAAAAATTGACACACGCAGAATGCCGACTTCTTAAAATCGGTGAAAAGAGAAAAAGAAAGAAAACAGACCCAATTGAGGTTCAACAACAAACATTGGAGGAATATATATGAGAAAACAATATAAAAGGTTAATTCACAAAGTATTAGAAGGAGGAAAAATTATGTCATCAAGACAGATTCATGATGCAATTATTGACCTTCCTTCTTTTGAGAACAGTGGGTCTAATAGGCCTCATAGAACTAAAAAAAGAGTAGTTATACCTAATTATACTGTATTAGTTGGTATGTTGGCTAATGGTAAATATGGTTGTATTAGAGTGAATGATAAGAAACAGCACCCTGCTCTATGGAAATTAAAGGAGGAATGAAAATGCTATGGACAGAAAAATATAGACCGAAAACAATTAAAGAAATTAAAGGACAAGAACATTTTGTAATGGATGCTAGAAGTTGGATTGAAGAAAAAGATGTCCCTAATCTTCTATTATACGGAAATCCCGGAACTGGTAAAACAGGAGCAGGAATGGTTATAGCAAGAGAAGTATTGGGAGAAAACTTCAATGATAATTTTATTGAAGTCAATGCTTCCGATGATAGGCGTTTAGAAACTGTGCGAACAACTATTAAGAATTATGCCCAAAGTGGAACTATTGGTGATGTTCCATTTAGGATGATTCTTCTTGATGAAATGGATGGTATGACTACTGATGCTCAAAATGCCTTGAAGCGGATTATGGAGCGATATGCAAGTAATATTCGTTTCATTATTACTTGTAATGATAGAAACAAAATTATCTTTGCTCTTCAAAGCAGATGTGCAAATTATCATTTCAAACCTCTATCTAATGAGGTCATGCTTGATGTATTACAATCAATACTCAAGCGTGAAGAAATAACCCGATTTACCGCAGATGAAATGAAGCCCTTTATATACTCTCTTCATGGAGATTTAAGACGAGGGATAACCGAACTGCAAGCGGCTAAGGCGAGCAATTCCCCTCTTTCAAAACAACTTGAAATCGGTTTGACTGAATATAACGAATTGTTAATTTTAATTACAAATAAAAATGCAAATGCTCTCAGCAAAGCCCACGATTTCTTGTATGATGGTAAGTCAGTAAGAGATATTTGTATTGGTTTGCATGACGCAGTTATTAATGCAGAGAATCTGGATTCAGCAATAAAATTTAAATTCCTACGGACATTAGGCGAAAGTGAATGGCGTTCTAACACAATGACCCCGAAAGTGTTAGTATCATGGATGATGGGTCAATTACTATAAAAACAAAAAAACAAAAGGTGAAAAAAATGGATATGAAAAACCAAATTGAAGAAGGCGCAAAAGTCATCGGCTTGAGCGTTGAAGAAGCGACGAACAAATTGGAAGAGATTTGTTCCGAAAACGGCATTGAAACTTCTAACCCAATTGCATTGGGTCTTTGGAGAAACTTTGTCGCAAATACCCGACGAGCGCAGAAGTCTGGTAATGAAGAAAAGTCAAATGATTCTTTCTATAAGAGTGCTTTTGGGTTCTTTGTTTCTCTTGATGCGCCAAGAGATATGATGAGTTGGAACCGAAACCAAGCAAAGGAAGAATTTATGCGTGATTCGGATAATGCTCTTGAAAAGGGTATTGTTGCAGTAGCAATTGAAAATGCTCTCGGCAAATTCACAGTTTCCCGATTCCACAAGGGAACCTATGAAGAAAAGATTGTTTCAAGTCTGCCAGATGGTGCAGAAATTCTTGAAGATGGACGAATCTATATTCCTCTTGATTCAACAGAAACTTACATGAATGGAGGCAAGAACGAATTTTTCGGTAAGCCGCTTCCAAAGGAACAGTTCCGACGAACTGGTATTTTCTTTGGTCAAATCGGGAATGGTGAAATGAAGCCATACTTCTTTTCTTACAAGAACCAAGGAGGGGTTGATTTCTCACCAAACACCTTTGAATGGTGTCATTTCCTTTGTGTTCTTTCAAGTGATGAAACTTCTCTTTATGGTGCAAAAGATTTGACTTTTAGCAGTCTTACCATGAATGCTGAAATGGATAAGGAAAACGATTTGTATCGTGATATGTCTTCTTTTGACTTTGAAGATTGTCTGCGAAACAACTTTGACAAGCATCTTTATCCGCTTGTTGAATTGGAAAGGGCGCACATTGAACTACAGCAACTTGCTTCAAAAGAGCGTTTCGTCATTACTGATGGAACAGTGTGCAATATGAACATGACTCCAACAAAGAACGGAAACCGAATCATTAACCTAACGGATTTGAATGCTGAAATCTCTTATGATGATGATGCAATCACTACTTGCTGGATTCCTGAGCATCTGACTCTTGATTTCGGCATTGGTTCGTCTGTTATCGTTATTGGCCGAACAAGCCAACGAACAACTGATGAAGGTGTTGAACCAATCACAATCAATGTAGCAGGTCTATATTGTGTGATTCGTCATGGTTCTGCTATTGAAGTCGCACAACCTGTTGAGGAAGACTTTGACTGGTTTTGATTGAGTTTTACTCAATTTGTGTAGTCGTTGGCGACAATGACGGCCAAAAGAGGTGCGAAGCCTCTCCCTTATGGGGGTAAAATTATGGAAAATTTATACAATAAAAGATATTTAATTAAAAGTAATAGTTATATGATTGATTTATTCAATGTTGATTTTATTACTTGGAAAGAAAACGAAAATGAGACAGGAACCTATTGGGTTAAACTTCACATTGGAACGAAAGAAGCCCGATATGTCTGTTCTTCTTTAGAAGAATTACATGATTTGATTAAATCATGGACTCGTCTAAGGGGAGAAGAAATTGAAATTGAAGAAGAAGATTTAATTTGGTGATAATATGGGATTAACTAGTGGAAAAAAGATTGAAGTTGATGAAGGAATGGTGAACAATGCAAGAGTCCTCGCATTCAAGGATAAGTTAGCAAAACAAACAGAAGGAAGATTGGCTAGAAACAATCGTCTTATTTGTGGTATTTGGGGAGAACCAAAGACTGTTAAAAGCGGTTTGGCTCTTGATTTCCCAGATAAGCAAATTTATGTTCTTGACTGGGATGATGGTTGTGAACCAACATGGCGACAAAATCACGAAATGACCGATAGGATTACACTTTGGAATCCTGAAGTGCGAAACAAAAATGGTGAATTGGATATTCAAAGGTCGGAAGCAAATTCCGAAGACTTTGTTTTGTATGTTAAATCAAAGATTGAAGAGGGCGAAAATGTTCTATTCGTTTTTGATGGTGTGGATAAATGGCTTGATTGTTGCACTTTGCATGTAACTGGGTCTTCAAAGATTGGAAAGCCACAAAAGATGAAGTTTGAATGGGGAAAGCGAAACGCCCCCTTTTATTCTCTTTTGATGATGTGTAAGAATCTTAACTGCGACCAAATCTACATCACCCACTCAAAGGCTGATTATGGCGCAACAGGAGAAGTTATTGGTTCTAAACCAAACTGGCATAACTGGGGAGATTACCTCCATCAAATTATTTCAACCCGACGAACCCGCAAAAAGAACGATGTTGTGTATAAGGCTGAATTACTCAGCAGTAAAACCAATACATCGCTTGTTGGAAAGTCTTGGGAATCATTAACCGTTGGTGGCGGAAATGTTTCTTGGGACGGTATTCCTGAAATGCGGGAGGGTAAGATTTGACAACTTTATTCTATAGAATTTATGAAGAGTTTCTAAAGTCTGGGAAAACCCCATATCTACAAAGTGTTATTGAGACTTATGCAAAAAAAGTCAATTGCCCTATTGACGAAGCAAAAGACACATTTTCTTCAGAAAAATCTAATTATCATATTAGGCGAAAAAATAAGAAGCCTGTTCTACAAGCGTTAGATTATCAAATAAAACAAGGACGCGGGTATCATGTTTTTAATATCTCTAAAAAAGATGAAAGATGTATTTCTACATTAACTACAACAGACCATTATGTTCGTTGTTCTTTGCATGGCGCATATTCCCATGAGGGCAAATTGTATTGTCATAATCATAAGCCTAAAGAAGCAGAATTTAACACTTCGTTTCCTATTATTCAACAACTGGAAGAAACTAATTATGTCCCTCATAAAGACCTTATAGAAGAAACTGACATAGAAAAACTAAGAACAATAGCGATTGTTCTTCACAAAGAATATCCCAAAATTTGGCCCGATGTTCTTAATTTGTCTATAAAGAGATATAAAAATATTGAAACATTAAAAGAAATAAATAAACTTCAATTAAAAATAAACAAACTAAGGGAGAAATTGCAATGAAATTTACAATAGATAGTGAACAATTAGAAAAAGCATTAACCAAAGTTCAAATGAAAGGAAAAGGTATTAGTGGAAGTGGATTCGGTAATACGAGTCTTGGAAACTATGCTTCTCTAT